TACAAGAAAAACAAAAAGATGAACCCGGAGCATTAATATGACCAAAAGGACATTTATACTCTTTTTCATCTGGAGAGAACGTTCCAGGGGGAGCTTTAGTCAGACCTGCCGCTCTAGCTTGCTCTAGAGCTTTGCAGACTGACGTATAATCTTCGGAGTATTGCGAGGACATTCTAGTTAAATCTATAACTAATGGGCCTCCACGATCACCAGTCCACTTCAGAGGTATTTTACTATCTGATTCAAGGCCTAAGTAAAAAACTTCGACGTATTCTCTTGAAGGGACTCCCAAGGTCAGCATCATTTTAACGTCTGGCTGGCCATTATTAATAAAATGTTGCAATACTTTTATATATATCAATCTAAGCTCTTCAAAGACATCCTGGTGAGCAAAACTCATAACCAATAAAGAATAAAATTGTTGTAAATATTGACCGGATGTTTTTCGATTAGGAGTATATAATATAGGGTGAATTAAACGAGCAAGATTCCATTTTGGTATGAAAAAATTCTTATATTCGGAAAAAACAAAACCAAGAAATGGTAAATCTGCCCAGGGTCGCTCTACACCTCCAACGAGCCATTTACATTCAAGCCCGTGTTGACCTAATAACCTCTCCTTAACTCTCATAACATCTAAAATCCCATCAAAACTCTGTTTAAGGGCCATTGAATTATCATCCCCAAACAAGTTCACTAATTGTTCATAAACTAATTCGGGTTCTGGTAGATATCCATGTTTTTGATAGTAGACGTAGGTGAGAAGATCAGCCATTATTTCAAAACCAGCTTCTATATTATTTACTGTTGTCATTCCAGATCCAGAATTGTTACCACGTAAACGTATAACAAGATCTCCATTATGGAATAACAAAAAACTTTTCTTAAGAGCATCGGTAACCCACTTAGCGATTCTCTTATGGGGGGAGTTAGGATTAGCCTGACACCAGAACCGATATCGTCTATCCGCTACATAATGCAACAGAACTTTACGATCATATCCACTGATGTCCCAATTAAGTCGAACTTTATATATAATATTACCATCATCATCGACTACGTTGAGCTCCCTATACCACTTATCTGTACCTCCATAAAATGGATTAAAGCCATACTTGGACCATTTGAAATTTTTCATATTTTCAG